CCCGGCTTCTGAATCTCCCCGGCGCGAGATGACGAGCCTCCTGAATAAGGAGATTCCGTCATGGCAAATACCCAAGCCTATAACGGTTTCCAGCAGTATAGCGGCACTGGTTCTGCCCCGACTTATGAGCAAGTCGCAGTCCAGATTGCTTACAATGCAAGCCCCATCTTCTATGGTGACCCCGTCAACCCCGACGCTAACGGCTACGTTGTTGTTGGTGTGACGACTGCTTCTAGCGGCAACACGCAGGTAGCTGGCGTTTTCATCGGCTGCAAGTATCTCTCGGTTTCGCAGAAGCGCACCGTTTGGTCCAACTATTGGCCCGGCACCGATGTCGCTTCCGGCAATGTCGTTGAGGGTTACATCATCAATGATCCCAACGCCAAGTTTGTTGCCCAGTTTGGCAACGTCAGCGTTGATCAGGGTTATGTGAACTCTGCCGTTGGCTTCAACATCGGTACTGGCAACACGGCGAACGGCATTTCTGGCGCGTATCTTGCCACTCTTGGCACATCTGATACCAGCTTCCCGTTCAAGGTTGTGTCGCTCCTCACTGACCCGCCGGGCGCAAATGGCACCTCCACTGGTGCTTATGCCAAGGCGATTGTCGCGTTCAACTATGTCAGCACCAAAGCGCTGACTGGCGTCTAACAGGAGTAGAAAGTCATGGCTGTTAATCTTTCAGCGATTAAGGACCTTCTGCTTCCCGGTTTGCGCGGAGTTGAAGGCAAGTACGAGATGATCCCGTCTCAGTACGACAAGATTTTCACCAAGCATGAGTCGAAGATGGCTCTGGAGCGCACCGCTGAGATGCGTTTTCTGGGTCTCGCTCAGCTTAAGACCGAAGGCGGCCAGACTGCCTTTGATAACGGCGCTGGTGAGCGTTACGTTTACAACCAGGAGCACACTGAGATTGCTCTTGGTTATGCCATCACTCGCAAGGCGATTGATGACAACCTCTACAAGACCCAGTTCATGCCTTCGAACCTCGGCCTGATTGAGAGCTTCCATCAGACCAAGGAAATTTACGGCGCGAACGTCCTGAACACTGCTCAGACCTATAATGGTTCTGTCGGTGGCGATGGTCAGGCTCTCTGCTCTAGCTCTCATCCTATCGATGGCAGCACGGTTGCGAACCAGCCCTCCACTCAGGTGGATCTAAATGAGTCCACGCTTCTGAACTCAATGATTGCCATCAGGACGAACTTCAAGGATCAGGCTGGTCTGAAGATCTTCGCTCGTGGTCGCAAGCTTGTGGTTCCCCCGCAGCTTGAGCCGGTTGCTATCCGCCTGACGAAGACGGAACTGCGCCCCGGCACTGCGGACAATGACGTCAATGCGATCATGATGACGGCTGGCGGGCTCCCCGAAGGTTATATGGTCAATGACTTCTTGACCTCGGCTTACGCCTGGTTCCTGCTGACGAACATCGATGGCCTGTCGTACATGGAGCGAGTGAAGTTCGAAAGCGATATGCAGGTCGATTTTGTCACAGACAATCTGCTTGTTAAGGGCTACGAGCGCTACTCGTTTGGGTACTACAATTGGCGTTCCATCTACGGCTCTTTCCCCACCTCGTAAGGAGAAATAGCTCATGGCTACGACCATTAACGATATCCAGCCGGGGTTTTACCCCAACGCGAACGGGAGCCCGGTTACTCCGGGCACCACCTTCACTGGTCCTGTCTTTGCTGGCACTGTTTTCAACAGTGATGGCACTGGCAATCTTGCGGGCCTTGGTGGCACGATTGGCACTCAGAACATTGGTTATGTTCAGATGGCCCAGAGTGCTGTCATTACGCAGGCAAGCGGCGTTACCTCGATCACTCTTCCGGCTCAGAGCCAGATTCTTGACATCTATCTGATGGTCACGACTGCCTGGACTGGCGCGGCTACCACTCTTGGTATCGGCGCAACTGCTGGCACCAGCGCCGCTACGGCGTTCACTGCTGCTGGCGCGGTTGCTGGTGGCACTAAGGGCCAGGTAACAGTTGCTACGGGCACGGGTACTGCTCAGATTGCCAACTGGGACAATGTCAGCAATGCCACTTTTCAAACGGGTGGCCCTACTGATGTTCAAATCCTCGTCACTTCTACCAACACCGGCTCTGGTGTAGGCACTCTCACGGTGTCCTATATCCAAGGCATCAACCTCGCGTCCTAATGGAGGGATGTTATGAAGGGTAAGTTCAAGCTCGAACCCAAGAATAGCCCCGACAAGTCGCTCGGCGGTGATTTCTACGCTGGTGGCCAGTCTCAGGTTGCGGCTGATGCCAAGAACAAGACTGAAGGCTTCAAGCGCGGCGGCAAGACCGTCAAGATGGATGGCAAGAAGGCCAAGGCTGATATGGGTCGCAAGCCCCGTATGAGCGGTGGCAAGGTTCTGTCGTCTGCTAGCGGTGGTACGCCCCGCGCCAAGTCTTCTCACTACTAAGATCAGCTCCCGGATCTGGTGTGAGACTAACGGGGGCCATGTGCCCCCGTTTTTACAGGAGACCTCTATGACCGCTGCATGGACACGCAAAGAAGGCAAGAACCCAGAAGGCGGCCTCAATGAGAAGGGGCGCGCATCCCTTAGGGCGCAAGGTCATGATATTAAAAGACCCCAGCCAGAAGGGGGGTCGCGGAAAGACTCATTCTGTGCAAGAATGACTGGAGCCAAACGGAAGTTAACTGGCTCCGCAAAGGCTGCTGATCCAGATAGCCGTATTAATAAAGCGCTTCGAAGGTGGGATTGTTGATATGGAAAAACCTTTTTGGGAGAAAGATGCGCCAAAAGATGCTAAAGTGAAGCATCTTGATCGCAAGCAGAAGCAATCTGCTAAGGCAATGGCTAGGGCTGCTGGTCGCCCCTATCCAAATCTCGTGGATAATGCCGCTGCCGCTCGTGCAGGCAAAAAGGGATAAATGATATGCGCCCTATTCAAGTTTCCTTAGGTCCGTTTGCAGCAGCTAGTGCGACGGCAATTCGCACCGCCACTTCTGCTGCTGCTGGACAGTTGATCCTCAATGGGGCGCTCGTCACCAATAACTTCACGGGGACCGCATCGATTTCAGGCATCACCATGACGGTTACGGTAGCTACGTCTGGAGCCCTCGGGCCTACGCAGCTCCTTACTGGCGCGGGAATGGTGGCTGGCACCGTAATTACATCGCAAGGGACTGGTGTTAGCGGAACAGGAACTTATCTTGTCAATCCGGCACAGACTTTTGCCTCTGGAACGATCTACTCTTCTCAGGTAGCTACGCTCGATAACCCTCGCCGCCTTCAGATACTGTCCACAGCGACGGAAACTGGGCGAGTGTTTACGGTTGTTGGTACCGATTGGGGTGGGAACGTTGTTTCCGAGACCATTTCCGGTGTAACCACCTCTGCGGTTTCCAGCAAGTACAGCTACAAGACAGTGACTTCGGTTTCTATCAGCACTGCTTCTGCTGGCAACATCTCGATTGGCACAAATGCCACAGCAGACTCGGCACCAATCCAGCTCGATGTATGGGCCGACTCTTCAACCTTCTGCCAGATTGATCCTACAGGCACCATTACCACCACAATTCAATGTTCTGGTGATGACCCTAACAACGCTTTGTATGGTTACACTGGATATCAAGCCCCTCTGTATCAAGATATGAATTGGGCTAGCGTCCCTGTTGCCTCTCTTGTGGGCGCAACTACGCAGATTGGGGCGAACGTGGCTGGAACGCCAACATACATTCGCGCTCAGGTCACTAATGCCGGGACCAGCACTACGGCTTCAGTGCATGTGACGTTTAACCAAGCTGGTAATGTTCCCCTCTAATAGGTAGTCGATATGGCCACATCCGGCACCTATGCGTTCAATCCAGGTTTAGGCGAGCTTACGCTATACGCCTATAACTTGATTGGAATACGCAATACCTCTGTGTTGCAAGAGCATATGGAGGCGGCCCGTATGGCCACCAATATGCTATGCGCTCGTTGGTCAAATCAGGGTGTAAATCTTTGGGCTGTCGATCTAATCACGACACCATTGGTAACGGGCCAATCAACATATGCGGTTGATGGCAACACGGTCATGATTTTGGATGCGTATGTTCAAAATGATGATTCTGGCGCTAATATTGACCGCATCATTCTTCCTGTGAGCCGTACTGAATATGCCAGTTATCCCAATAAGGAACAGCAGGGTTTCCCTACTGTCTATTGGTTTGACAGGCTGATTAGCGCGTCTCGTTCAACTGGATCTGCTGGCCCATCTATTACGCTTTGGCCTGTTCCAAACACCGATAATGGGCCTCAATCGTTAAAATACTACCGGGTGCGTCAGATCCAAGATTCGGCTTATAACAATGGCCAGACGGTTGAGATACCGTATCTCTGGTTAGAGGCTTTTGCCTATGGGTTAGCTTACCGGCTTGCCCAAGTATGGGCTCCTGCAATGGCTATGGGACTTAAACCTATGGCTGATGAATCATATCAAATCGCTGCGGAACAGAACATAGAAACTGCTCAGCAGTACATTTCACCCATGATTGGTGGCTATTTCCGGTAAGGGGACATAGATGGGCTATGCATCCCGATCAGGCCGCGCCAGAACAGACTCTCGCAATCCTCAGGCATTCGCAGTCTGCGACTGTTGCGCGATATGGTACAACCGTGTCAATCTGACCTGGCAGTATGATTGGGCTGGTGCATCGCTGATCAACAAGCGCATTTTGGTATGCCGCACGTGCTACGACACGCCGCAAAACCAGCTTCGCGCTATTATCATCCCGGCTGATCCTATGCCGATCATCAACCCACGTGTTGAGCCATACCAGTGGGATGAGACAGACCGCCGCCAAGTGTCGGGTTATAATACAACCAACCCCCAAACTGGTATTCCGGTTCAGCAAGGTGACACTCGCGTTACCAGTATCGATGATATTGCGACGGAAGATCCTCGCGTTACGCAGCAAACTGGTGAAGCGCCTTATGGCACCAATCAATTGCCGGGAACTGACCCGAATGCAGTGACCTATCGCACTGTTACTGGCGCGGTTAATAGCGGGTCTGGTCTCATTCGCCTGACTATAGCGACAACCAATGGCATGATTACTGGACAACGTGTTACTGTTCAGGAAGTCGGCGGTGTAGCAAATTCCAGTGGGAACTGGGCAATTACGGTCATCAACAATACCCAGGTTGACCTTGTTAGCTCTACATTCTCTGGGACCTATACCTCTGGCGGATATGTGATTAATAATCCAAGTCTGCCCCGTGGGTTCACTGAGATCCCAAGAACTGGACCGCTCTGATGCCTAGATACGCCAGTAATATACAAATCCCCAATTTGCCCGTCGCCACGTCTCTTTCTGGCGCGGAACAGGTAGAGATGGTGCAGTCTGGCACTTCAGTTCGCGGTACTACGCAGCAGATTGCCAATTTGGCTCCTACAGTCTCTGGCCCAACTGGCCCGCAAGGCAATGCTGGGCCTACAGGTCCTACGGGAAATTTAGGCCCAACTGGCCCGACAGGATTTGGCGTTGCGGGGCCGACTGGGCCTACGGGCAATATAGGGGCAACAGGCAGCAATGGCCCTACAGGCCCGACTGGAGCAGTATCTACAATTCCAGGTCCAACAGGGCCAAACGGCCCTACAGGTCCAACGGGAAGCAATGGCCCGACAGGGGCAACGGGGGTTAATGGTAATATTGGGCCGACTGGCCCAACTGGGGCCACAGGCGCTGGCCCCACTGGCGCTGTTGGGCCAACTGGCGTTCAAGGAGTTGTCGGTCCTACAGGACCAACTGGTGCAGCATCAACAATTGCAGGCCCGACAGGTCCTACAGGATTGGTTGGCCCGACTGGCCCTACGGGCACCACAGGACCCACCGGTTCGATTTACCCAACTGGCGGATCTCCAGATCGTATTTTTTATGAGAATCAGCAAATTGTCACCACAAACTATACCGTGACAACAAGCTATAACGCGATGAGTGCAGGGCCAATAACGATCAATTCCGGGGTGACAGTCACTGTGCCGTCAGGTAGTTATTGGACCATTGTTTAAGTTCCATGGGGAAATGGTCCATGTGGGGAAAATATTAGGGCACATGTCTGCGCGATAAACAGAAACCTGGAATAACACAATGGCGAATGCACAAATCCCAAATCTCCCTGCTGCCACAACGCTTAGTGGCACAGAGCAGCTTGAGATTGTGCAATCTGGTGTATCTCGGCGCACTACCACTGGCGCGGTTGCTGGGTTAAAAGCTGGCCCCACTGGCCCTACTGGAGCCATAGGCCCAACGGGTAACCAGGGACCGACTGGCCCAACTGGGGCCACAGGAGCTACCGGGGCAGCTTCGAATGTTACTGGTCCTACGGGAAACACTGGCCCTACAGGCCCAACGGGCGCCGGTGGCCCCACGGGGTCTGCCTCAACAGTGGCTGGCCCCACAGGTCCTCAGGGAACTATTGGCCCTACTGGTACGCGGGGGCCAACAGGCCCAACTGGCGTAAATGGCGATATTGGCCCTACGGGAAGCACTGGGCCAACTGGTTATGGCCCCACTGGCGCTGTTGGGCCGACTGGGGTGCAGGGAATTGCAGGCCCCACGGGCAGTACAGGCCCCACCGGAGCAGCATCTACGGTCACTGGTCCCACTGGCGCTACAGGCCCAACCGGTCCTACTGGTGCAGCATCAGCAGTTGCAGGGCCTACAGGGCCAACTGGCCCGACTGGAGCAGCATCCACAGTTACTGGGCCTACAGGTCCTACTGGAACGCCCGGCACGTCATCCAATTTGTTCCTCTACATCGCCAACGCAGTTTCAACATCCGGTTATCCGGGTGACGGCTATCTACTTTGGAACAATGCAACGCAGACAAGCGCGACCAGCATAAATATCAGCCATCTGACATCCAATGGCCTCGACATTGATATTTATCTTGCGCTCATCACAAAGACTGAAGTCATCACGATCCAAAGCCGCACCAATAGCGCGGACTATCAGACTTGGACTGTCAGTGGGACGCCCACAAATACAAACCCCGGCGCGGCCAATAGCTATTGGGCATATCCCGTCACGCTCACCGCATCTGGCGGAACTGGTACAACTGGCTTTGCAAACAACGCAAACTTGTTCGTGGCTCTCGTCAACGGAACCACTGGCCCCACTGGTAGTACTGGACCCACTGGCCCCACCGGAGCCGCGTCTACAGTCGCCGGGCCAACAGGGCCGACTGGTGTTGCCGGTCCAACTGGTCCCACTGGCGCGGCGTCTACAGTTGCAGGTCCAACTGGACCCACAGGGACTGCGGGCGCAAATGGAGCCACTGGTCCCACAGGCGCAGCTTCAACTGTCGCGGGGCCTACAGGCCCCACGGGTACAGCAGGAAGTACCGGAAGCGCCGGACCCACAGGCCCAACTGGCACTAGCGGTAGCGCGGGAAGTACAGGCCCGACAGGCCCCACTGGCATTGGCTACGCTGGTCTGACCAGCAGCACCTCAAATGCTGTTGGCACGGGTTCACTCACCTTTACGACGAATTTAACGGCATCGCAGACTGCCTTTGGGGTTGGCGAGCGAGTGCGCATCGCCTACACGGTGACGCCCGCAAACTACGTCGAGGGCATCATTACCTCGTTTAGCGGCACGTCGCTCATCATTACATCTGATGCCTTTGGCGGCTCCGGCACCTATACCTCTTGGAATATTGTCGCCGCGGGGAATGTCGGGGCGACTGGGCCGACTGGGCCAACCGGTGCAGTTTCAACGACGCCGGGTCCAACGGGTCCAACGGGCGCAGTTTCAACGACGCCGGGTCCTACAGGTCCTACTGGAAACACCGGCACAGGCGGTCCAACTGGACCAACTGGGCCAACCGGAACTGGCACCAATATATCAGTATCTGATGAAGGGACGCTGCTCACATCCGGCGTTACCAGCTTCAACTTTGTAGGTTCTGGTGTCACGGCTACTGCCGTTGCTAATGCCGTCACTGTTACGGTTCCCGGCGCTGGCGGAGCATCTACTGGAGCTAATATCTTTCTCGCTGACTTCTTCGGAGGCTTCTAATGGCTGTAACATCAACTCCCATCTTCACTCAGGCACCCAATGTTGGTGCATTGAATGCCATCATATCGACAGCAATGACGAACACGAAAGCCTATGACGGAACTGAAACTGTAGGGACGCCGCTTGCACTATGCTACACGGCTGG